AAGCCAAATGATATAAGTAAACTTGGCCGTTTGCCTAGGATGCTTAAAGACGCTCAAGTAGGTTTAAAATATTTTGATGATGAAGGTATACTCCAGGCTATTGGAATGAAAGGTAGAGAACTAGACCCAGAGCAAATGCTAAGATATGTACAATACATTGGTGATGAACTACCATTTGGAAGAACAGCTAGTAAGAGACCACGTTATATTCCAATACAAGATTATATAAGAGCTTTAATGCGTGGAGATTCAAGATATAACTTTAACAAAGGCGGCGTGGTCAACGGCTATGCGGCTGGAGGAATAGGACGTCTAGGAGTCAACATCCTGAAGAAGCTCGCGAAGAAAATGCCGGAGGAGGATTTCCTCCGCGTCATGGAGACACTGTGGAAGGGCGTTGACCCCAAGAAGTCAGGGCGCTACAAGGCGTGGGCCAAGGACCGTTGGTCACCGGGCTATAAATGGCCTTACAAGAAATCACGGATCAAGGGACCGGGAATGAAACAGTCACACTACGCGTCCCTCTCCGATCAGGCGAAGGACGATCTCAGAAAGCGCTATCGTAAAAGGATTGAGGAGTACATAAAAAGGAAGCGTCAGGACGAGGAGTTCTACAGGCACTCTGTATTCTGGCCGAACTGGCCGAAGAAGGACTGATGGCAATAGGACCTATATCAAGACGGCTTTTCATGAAGGGCATAGGCGCACTCGCCGGTTCAAAGGTTCTTCCGAAGGGACTCGCCGACATTGCCACGAAGGAAGTGGTCAAGAAAATACCCTACGCACCGCCGTGGGTGTCTTCACTGGTTAATACGTTGCAGCGCACACCGCTGCACACCGCTGACTTTAATTTTGCTAAAGTCGGAAACAACGCAGCTGCCGCTAAACTTGGATCAAAGACAAAGAAGATCTATGGTGGCGCAACAGCGAAGGAAACTCATTTCAGGGTTAAGCCTGGCGCAAGCAGGGTGGGTGAGGATTCCAGACTTGGTATAGAAGGGCAGCAATGGGACGATATTATTTTAACCGAGGAGCCGGGGCAAACTTCCATAACATGGAAGAACAAGAATTATGATCACGGCAATGACCAGCACATCGTCATTGACCACAAAAACAAGGAAACACGCTTCGTTGACGACAACTGGAGCATGGAGGCCGGTGGCGAGGACATAGTAAAAGACGACTGGATTGAATATTCGTTTCAAACGGATAAAGGAAAGCTTGAAAAAGAACTGGGGGTAATGAAGGGTGACGTGGATGATGGGATGGTGGATTACCAGTCTGTAAATTCCATGGATGAATACTATGCGGATACATTTCAAGAGTATGTTGACTCCTTTTCCCCTTCTGGTAATATGTTCGGTACAGTTGAAAGGGCACAGTTAAAGCTTCAAAAGGAGCAGTTAAGAAAACTGGAAAAACTGGAGAATGATAGATTAGTAAGAGAAATGAAGGAAGACCAAATGGCGAAATGGGAAGACGAATTCCGTGGAGGATTCGGCATGCACGGATACAGCAAGGGAGGAAAAGTGAAATACGATCACATGAAGGAAGTGGTACCACCACTGGACGGTTATCAGGCTGGAGGAATAGGAAAGCTTGTTGTCAAGAAAGCCCCTCAGGTTATAAACAAGCTTCGTGAATGGGCACCGCAGATTACGGGACAGGTTGCAAAACCCAAGAAACTGAAATACCCATGGGCCGTGTTCGACAAGCATGGAAACCCCGTCAAGGATTTCAGGCTCAAGAAGGAAGCTGACTCGTGGCTGAAGAAGGAAAGGGATGTGGACCCCATTAATCAGGATGAATATTACGAAAATATAATTGATTACAAGGTGGGAAAGATTGACCCTACACCAAAACCATATGCCATTTTTTCAGAAACAATTGCTGGTGATTTTCGTCACGGCAAGTATACGTTTGACACCATGGAGGAGGCGACAGAATATGCAACCAAGGCAACCAAGGCTGCTCAGGGAAAGGCAAAATACAAGGCCGGTAGGAATGTAGATCCTAAACCAAAACCCGTGACGGGAAAACCGGAGGATGTTCCGGCGATGTTCTACCGCTCGCGCGAGGAGATCATACAGGGTCCTCCAATCATGACGGGTGAACAGTGGATGAAGTTCCTCAAGGCACGCGGCATTAGGGACATTGAAATGATGGACACGTCACTTGGACCGTGGCTTAACCAAAATTTAAAAAATCAGGTTTCAAAGAACGACCTTGTTGCCAAGTTCGACAACATCGTTCCTGATTTTGACGTACAGGTTATGGGAAAGGATTTCAGCGAGGGAATGTCAATCGCGGAAGGACTGAAGAACGTTGACTCAACGGTCTTCTCCCCTGAGTCGGGAAAGATCATACGTTTCCTGCAGGCGCAGACAAAAAACATAAGTGATGACAAGTCGGCAAAGGAGGTCATGGCAGGACTGGACAACCTTTTTGACGGTGCATACGGAATAAAGAACGTGACGACGGAGGGAATTCCGGCGAACAACGTTTCCGTTCCGTACGAAATCAAGCAGGTCATGACGAACGTGCTTGGCGCGGCAAGAAGGCGTGGCGTTGGAATGGAAAGCTCAGCATTTGTTGGATCCCCTTCCCATTCAAGTTCACAGGTGCTCGGAAGCACCAGCGGAAAGAATTACCGCGAATTTCTGTTTAACTGGAAACCAAAGGGACCACGCGCGAATGAACCAAAATATGATTACGCGCACTCCTTTGGAGGTGCGAAGGGTGAGAATGCTTTCATGCACGTACGCGTGAGCGACCGCGTGGATGAATACGGAAACAAGCTTATCTTTGTGGAGGAAATTCAATCCGACATGCACCAGCCAGTTTCAGCCGCCATCAGGGCAGCGGAAAAGGCAGGAAAGAAAATTCCAAAGAAAGGGCGTTACGCCCCAAGACTGGATGTGGATGTTCCTGTTGACAGCAAGGCGAACCTTGAGCAGATGGCGAACATACAGCGGCAGATTGACCGCTTGCTGGAAACCAATCCACGATCACCAAAACTGGCAAAGCTCTATGAGCAGAAGGACATGATAAGAAACATTGAAACACCCAAGATCGCGAAGGGCGATCACAGCGGAATTCCTGAAGGTCCGTTCAAGAATTCACAGGACTACATGGAATTTGCAATTAAGTATTTGCTTCGCGTGGCAAAAGATGGTAATTATGACGGCGTGGCGTTTTCTACACCGGCGATTAAGAATCTGAAGATGAGTCCTGGATCAACGGATTACCAAGGGAACATAATCGCGTATGGAAACATACTGAAGAACGCGCTGCAGAAGGCCAAGTCCAAAAGTGGGGCGGATTTGGTTGAAACGAGCATTGGCGCGGAAATTGAACGATCAGGTCGTGGATATGGTGAGAGGGTAATGTCATACTTTAGTTCACCGGCATTGATGCTGAAAGGAAACGCAAAGGCACTGGAGAAAATAAGCAAGGGCCTTCCGGCTTACAGGGAAGGGGGACTGACAAAAACCGTTCCACCGGAAAAAGGACCTTTACCGTATGGCATCTTTAAGGATGTCGTACCACCACTATAGGGGAGATAGATGGCAAAGAATCCAAACAATAACATTGACAAGGCTTTAGAGGCACTGCAAGGCGCGTTGGACATGGAAGGCACAGGAGCCGAAATTCAACTGCCGGAGCAAGTCGTAGATTTTGAATCAGACATAGAATTAACGGAAACACCGGACGGTGGGGCGGAGGTCAATTTTGATCCCAACAAACCCGTCGACCAATCACAAATTCCATTCGATGCAAACCTGGCGGAATACATCGATGAAAGCAAATCCCGCAAGTTCGCTATAGATCTTGTGGGGTCATTCGAGGCGGACAAGGAGTCAAGAAAGGACTGGGAAGATACCTATGTCAAAGGACTTGACATGCTGGGCTTCAAGTATGAAGACCGCACCCAACCCTTCGAAGGTGCATCAGGGGTCGTACATCCCTTATTGGCTGAATCTGTAACGCAGTTTCAAGCCCAAGCTTATAAGGAACTTCTCCCCCCAAGCGGCCCCGTACGCACCCAAATAGTAGGCGCAATCACACCTGAAGTGCAGGATCAGGCGGAACGCGTAAAGGATTACATGAACTACCAGATTACAACGGTAATGAAGGAATACGATCCGGAAATGGATCAGCTGTTATTTTATCTGCCATTGTCGGGTTCGGCGTTCAAGAAAGTTTATTTCTGCCCAATCATGAAACGCGCAGTGGCGAAGTTCATTACCGGCGAGGACTGCGTTGTCAATTACATGTCAACCGATCTTGAGACGGCTGAAAGAATTACGCATGTCGTGCGCATGACAAACAATGACGTTCGAAAGCTGCAGGTGCAGGGATTTTATCTTGATGTTGAATTGCCAAGCGGCGATGTAAACATTTCAGAGGTACAGGAAAAGGTTGATGAGCTCGAGGGAGTTCAAAAGGAATACGCCAACGATGATGATGAACACGAAA